ACAATTAAGGTTGATAGGGCAGGAAAAGAAGTCAAAAAATTAAACTATTTTGATATTCATGCTATTAATATCACCGATTGGGACTTGAACGACAAGGCCAATAACAAAACTTGCAAGGTTTTCCTTTCGGGTTCGCCATTTGAAGCATTTCAAGTAACAATGCCTAAAGAGCAACTTGTAGAAAAGTTGCAAAAGTGTGGTGTAACAATCGTAAAATAAGCGTTATGGCAAAGACAAAACCGGGATTTGGTCGTACTAACGACAACATGAACAAGGAAAAATTACCGACAAAGAAAACTATCAATCTGCAGAACGGTGGTAAGTTAAAGGCGACAAGAAATTGTCTTTGCTCCGGAACTACCGATGTAGATAGAATGACACGAAGATAATATGCTGATAAAAATTCGTTCCGTAGGGAAGAAATTTGAGTTTGACGAGGACTATGTGTGCTCGATTTTGTCGTTTCGTAAAGTTTTTGAGGAACTTGGAGCGCCAGGGATAGCTTATGTGGCATTTATGGCCGACTGCGATAATGAATTGTACTGTTATTTAGATTCTGACCTCAGAGATATTAAAGCGCGTCAGTCTACCGGACTTACCGTAGCGCAAGTTAGCACAAAAGAGATTGCAGCAGCTATAAAAGAGTATCAGTCTATTCATCTTGCAAATCCTTATACGAGAATGAAAAAAGCTGTTGATGAATCGATCAAGAAGATTTCCGCGCACATGGAGAGCAAGAACAGAAATACTAAGTTGAAAGACGATGATATTACTAGCTTGCTGAAAATGATTGAGCAGGGACCTAAAATTCTTGAATCGAGAGAGAAAATGAACAAACTTGCAGAGCAAGAGCAAAATAAAATTGGTCGCGTTAAGGCCGGAGCAACGTTAACTCTTTCTGAGGAAAGAATACGAAATAGACAGCAATAGAGTAAGTGGTGCCTTTATGTAGTTGGCAAATTATGGGAAATTTTCACCGATAATCAGACAGAAATTACCTGATTATCCAGCTAACGACAGCCGATGGAACGATTGGTTGGACGAACAGGAATATTATATCCTAAACGGTTTCCAAGTAGGAGGTGAAAAGATTACAGGAAGCTATTATTTCCACTTAAACTTTGCCAAACTAAAGATACTTGACGAGAACAACTACGAAACACTTGCAAGTCCATACCACGTTGATGTTTACAATGACCTTTTCAATTTTATAGAGAACTGCGAAAAAACAGGAACAGACGGTTTTGTTTGGAAAGCGCGTGATAAAGGCTTCTCGTACTCAATGACTTCAAAAGCATTGAAGGAAACTCAATTCCACGAAAACAATAACATCGTTGCATTATTCCCAAAGGGGGAGCAAGTAAAACACTTAGCCAACTTCCGCGATAAATACGACACTTCTTGGAATGGATTACCGGCATGTATGCGCCACAATCCTGGACTAAAAAACTCAGAAGATACACTTCATTATGGTTGGTATGAAACCGATGAAGAAACAAAGGAAAGACGACAATTTGGACTGCAGTCGAAGATATCCTTTATGAAAGTAGTCAACAAAGACGTTGCAAAATCATTCCGGGCAAAATGGATTATTGTCGATGAAGCCGGTGAGATTGACTGCTTGATTCCTTTGATTATGGCTAACCGAGCCAACATGAAAAAAGGTGCAACAAAATTCGGTACAACGATCATTGGAGGTACATCGAACTCAAACCATAAGGGCTATAAAGACGTTTGTGAATTATGGCACAACGCGCATCACTACAAGTTTGATAAATTCAAAATTCTTGCACAGCAGGCGTTATTTGGTTTTGAGAAAGGACTTGATGGAAAGCCGGAACCGTTCATCAACTTCGAAACAGGAGAATCTTTACAGGAAAAAGCGCTTACGTTTTTGAACAAAGAACTTGAAGCGGTTAAGAAAACAAAGAATAAGGAGGCCGAAATGGAACACCGGCAGAACTATCCTACCAATGAAGACGATATGTTCCTTCGTTTTACTACATCAAATTTCAAGGCAGAATTACTGTCAAAGCAGCGTAGCGAAATACTTACCAATAAGACATTAACCGATTCTATTGACGTTGGAACGTTGTTTATGACAATTGAAGACGGCAAACGAGTTGTAAAATTCAAGCATGATGTAAACGGCCATTGGAAAATATTGAAACACCCGTCAAAAACATTGATGCGTAAAGATGTTGGTGCAGTAGATGGATATAAATTGAGCCAGTCTGATGATAGCGATTCAGAGGGAGCAATTATGATTTACAGAGATTTCCAAGGGGCAAAAGAAGTTGGAAATTTGCCTATCTGTATTTATCTGCACCGGCCTGAAACAAAAGACGACTTCAATTATCATGCAATGCTAACGGCCATGTACTTCGATTGTCAATTGTTGTATGAGGTTATTGACGAAGATATGATCAACTATTTCATTGCTAATGGAATGGAGAAACATTTGGCGAAACGTCCGAATCTACTCACTGAAATGGGTAGCACAACAAGCAATAAATACGGGGTTATTCCTTCGGCACACAATAAGGCGGTTGCGCTTGAATATGCAGTAGAAGAATTTGAAAAGTACTTCTACAATATTGCATTTGTTGAATTGATAGACGATTTGGCAAATTTCGGTATCAAAAACACCGACTTAGCCATGGCTTATTTATGGTGCGTACTTCATGCGAAGAATAACGCAACATATTTCCAGAGAAAGGAAAATGCACCGGCCAAAAAACCAACAACGTTCATTCCTTATGCAATTAGGGAAGGAAGCGGAATAAAATGGATTACAACATTAAACGATCACGAATTACTTCAAAAACAGCAATATGGAATCTCATTCACAGGAGGATAAAAAATTAGCACCGGTAATTGAAACGGCAGAATACATTGTGCCGGCCAAGACTAAAGGTGTAAAAAGCAAGAATGATTGTGCTCAACACAAGTGGGCGACACGTCACTTGGATAATATGTTTTTTGACGGGCAGTTCGGGAAGCGTTCTGAACTTGAAAAGCTTTATCAGTATGCAGAGGCAAGAGTTGATGAAGCTCTACTTACTCGAGTTACAGGAATTTACTCGAAAGGATCGGGTGGAATTGAAAAAGTAATCCCAGCAGAAATACGCCAGGTAAACAGAATTCCAACAATCCTAAATCGCTTGATAGGTGAAGCATGGACACAGCCAATAAAATATGCTGTTACTGCTACCAATGCAGATGCAGTAGTTTCTAAGTTGGAGAAGTTTGTTGCTGAAGCTAGCGAAAAAGTTGCGAGAATGGTCCGACAGCAATCCGGAATAGATAAAATTCTTGGAGATAAACTTTATGAAGAAGACGAACAGCTTGTTTTACCGCAGGAAGTTGAGGAAATGAACTTCTCTACTTACCGGGAAGCAGACGAGATAATGATGCAGGATGCGTTGAATTATTTAATGTCAAAAACAAGCAATTCGAATATTCGCTACAAGCTTACAAACCAAAATTATCGCGATTACTTGATTTGTAACGAAATGGCATCACAAATTTATATTGATTTAGATGATCCGAATTTCGATAGAATTGATCCTAGAGATTTGGGTTATATCCTCTCCCCTAACTCGCCATTTATTCACCATGGACAAGCTGCATGGAGATATATTGTCGATACACCAATGGGATTTATTAACCGGTTCCCTGATTTGCCTAAAGAAGATGTGGAGAATCTTCAAACAATGCACAATTTGTTTGTTGATGGTAAAATTCACGTAAACAACATCTTTGAGAAAACAGGATGCAACGGTTTTATTAGCGAAAGAAATGGTTATCGTGCACTGTATATTTCTGCCATGTTTGGAACGTGGAGAGCAAGTAAAAGACTTCGTGTAAAAATCAGCGAAAATAAATTTGATGCCGACAATCCGCATATCCACTTTGTTGACGATAGCGACAATTCAGCTTCAAGCAAATACGAGCACAGATACATTGAAGAAATTTGGGAAGGGTATAAAATTGGTAGTATTTACCATAGAGTTCGTCCGCGTCCGGGACAGAACATGGCCGGAGATAACCTTCGTGAAAAGGATTTAAGTATTATTGGTATCGTTGATCCAAATCCGTCAATTGTTAGACTTGTTCAGCCATTTGAAGAGTTGAGAATGGAGGCATTTTTCAATGTTGAGCGATTAATGAATCAAATTCAAGGAAACGTATTGATTTTTGACGAAGCAATTGAAAGCGATAATGCCGACAACGTTTATAATATGCGTGCAAGTGGTCTTTGGAAAATAAATACAGCCAAAGAAGGTGATATGCAAATAGGCACAGGCAATAAACAAGCTATGAAGCCTGATGTAAAAGATATGTCCGGATCAATGGCATTAACGCAACTAATGAACTTCATTACTTTCTTAGATATGAACGTAATGATGATTACCGGTATCAATGATGCACGTCAAGGTATCACTAAGCCCGATGCCGGATTAGGTGTTATGCAGAACGCAAATATGGCAAGTCAAATGACTACACAGCCATATTTAACTACATGGTACACAATGTGCCAAATCATATTGCAAAAATTGCTTGAAGAGTTGAAGCCTGCTTGGTCCGGAAAAGAAGTTACGCGATACTTTTTAGGTGATGCCGGATATGAATTATTGCAAGTTAAGCCGGGAGATTGGGATGCAAATGTTTATGGTGTATTTGTTGAGAATGCAGCGAATAGCGACTTTATGAAGTCTAAAATCATTGCTATTGCAGAAAAAGTGTTGCCGGTTAGTTCAGATCCTGAATTGGCATTGGCAATTATCAAAATGCAGAACTCTAACAATCCAAACGAAGCTATTCGTATTTTTGAAAATGTGAAAATCGAGGAATTGTGTTTTGGCAGATCTGGAGATCTGGAGATCTGGAGCTCGGGAGCTCGGGAGCTCGGGAGATCTGGAGCTCGGGAGATCTGGAGCTCTGGAGCTCTGGAGATCTGGAGATCTGGAGCTCGGGAGCTCGGGAGATCTGGAGCTCGGGAGATCT